GCCTGCTGGCTCATGTCGATAGGCTGGATGTAGGTGGCACTGGTGCTATCGGACACGGGCGTAGGGGGCGAAGCCAGGTAAGTTGCGTACTTGGCTATGCCGTCGAACTCCCACAGGAGCATGCCGTTGGCCTGCACGGTACACTTGACCGTCTTGATTTTGAGGCCAGTGGCCTGAAACCAGAGGATGCCAGCACCCGACACCTGCTTCCACCGTATGGTGGCGGAGAGGAGCGAGGAGCCGCCAGCTTTGAACACATGCTTGTTGGCGGTGCCGGAGATGAGGGTTACGGTAGGCGCACCGAAGGCGAGGGCCATCAAGTAGCAGGTCATGTCGTGGTAGCCGTACTGTTTGATGTTCACGTTGCACTGCCTACCTTTGAGGCGGGCCCTCTGGAGCGTGATGGTAGTACCCGTGGTCTCCTTTGGTTTGTCTAGGGGTGCCGCGTTCTTGGGTCCCAGGTCGTTCACCCTGAGCTGGACGTAGTTGCCAGCGCCCACGGGAGGGGCCGTACCATAGACCAGCTCAAAGCCCATATCGAAGTATCTTATAGCCAATGGATTAGCCCTCCTTCACTACTTCTTCCGTAGGTGCACCAATAACATCCGTCCTGGCCTCGTCAGGGAGAGCGCCGTAGCCCACACTACGTGGGGCTGGCTCACCTGGGGCGAGGGCCAGCTCGCTTACTTTTTTTGCTTTGGGTGGGTTCTTGAGGTCCTTCACCCCCTGGTCCAACCCCTCGATGACCCCGGGGTACTGGACCTTTACCCACGCTTTTTCTTCGTCGGGTAGTTCGTCGTAGTAGCCATCGGGTACACCGCCAATACCCTGTATGTAGAGGCGGCTATCGTCACGCTTGTCGGGCTCGACGGTCCTGCTCTTGGCTGTGGAGCCAGCCACGCCAGCCAGCACCTTGTTGAACTCGTCCATGTCGTATTGCTTGCGCTCATCGCTGGACATGGCGGCGATGTCGTCGGGTGTAGGCGCTGCTTTCTTGCCGTTTCCGTTTTTTGTTGTTGCCATTGCGTTCTCCTTCACAACTAAACAGTGGGTAACAGTTGCCTCACGCAAATAGTCAGGGTGGTGAGCACGCCCACCAACTGCATATTGGCGAAATCGAAGCCGACCGGATTGGTGTCACCCATGGTGACGGTGACGTTGTTCGCGCCCGAGTTTTGGAGCGTCTTTTTGAGGTTGAGGTTCTTCAAGATGAACTCTCGGTAGGCGTTGCGCCACTGAGCATCTCGCCTGATGAGCAGGTGAGGCGGGTCCGCTTGCAGGCCGAATATGACCCCGGCCTCGACCGTATGTGTCTGCTCGTCCTCGACCGCACCATTCATGACGCCCACCGTCACCGGCTCCCATATCGTCCGCCCAGGCTCATGGCACGTAAATGGGAAGGCGAGCTTGGCCCCCAGCTTCGGGTCGTAGTCTTGGGGCGGTGGGAAGGTCGCATACGCCTTGAGATTGGCGGCGCGCTCAATCTCGAAGAGGGTCAGGTAAGCCTGTTCTTGCGCGGCGAGCGCGTCCAAGATGGCGTCGAGCCACAACGTCATGGTATGTTCTCCCGCAAGAAGCGTTGGTTGGCGGCCCAAATGCGCGAGCGTATGAGCCCCGACGCCCGAGACCACATCCAGGTGAAGGTGAAATTGCCCCGCGTTCCCTCGCGCTCCACGTATTGGGCCATGGCGTAGGGGTCGTGGCCCGTGATGACGGCGTAGTGGTAGAAGCGGGAGGTGGGCCTGATGTCGGGAAAGTAGCCAGGCTTGGTCCCCTTCTCCTGGTAGAGCCAGTAGGGCCACCATCGGGTACCGACGACGACGCCGAACTCGACGCCCTGGTCGAAAGGCTCGACATAATAAGCCTCTTTGACCTTGCCCTTCCTCGATTTTGTGGCACCGCGTATGTCGTCCACGATGGCGTTCGTTTCGGTTTCGATGACCTTTTTCATCTCGGCTCGCCAGGCGGCCCCGATTTCCCCGGCGGGGAAGGGCATATGCTCCTCGATGGGCGGGATAGACCATTCGACTTCCATCAGCCAGCCCTCCCATAGAGCACCGTCTGGTCGGCACCCGAGGCTATGGTATCCAGCTCCTCGCTATCGTCGGTCGATACGTCGTCCAGCACGTAGACGGGTAGACCAGTGCCGAGCGGCTCGACGGCCAACTGGTCGCCAGCCTTGACGGGCGTGCCCCAGATGAACGAGATGCGCACGGGTGACGTGACGTAGAAATCGCGGGCGCGTAACCTGCTATCCTTGATTGGCTGGTTAGGTCCGGGCCAGGGGTAGACGATGAACGGGATGCCCGTGAGACCAGGCACGACCTCGGTGGAGCCAGGCTGCCCGGTCGAGATGCCGTCCGTATCGGTGAGGGGCCGCATGATGGAGCCGGTCTTACCGAGCGAGCGGAGGTGAGAGGCGTAGTTTTGGCGGGCGCGGCTCCAATCGGAGACCAGGTTGGGTCCGATTGGAAGGTTGCGCACGTTCGGCGGCACGGTCGGCATTTAGGTCCGCCTCCAGGGCCAGGTCTGGATGGTGGTAATGTCTCCTCGGTACACACCCGAGTTTGGGTCGGGGTAACCGGGATTACCGGGGAGCGTGACGGTGGTGACCATCTCGCCCACCATGGCGTTTGAGCCGTCGGGGTTCGGCTCGATAGCGGCGGCCATCTGGCTTTCGTTGAGGTACTCGGAGATGAGAGCCTCGACCATCTTCTGCATTGCTACCAAGTTGGCGAATTTCTCACGCAACGAAATCTGGGCTCGGGTCGGCATGCGGATGGTGACATCGCGCCAAATCTGGCCCATGTAGAGAACGAGGCTATCGCGCCAGGTATAGAGGTACTGGATGTAAGGGCTGTCGATGCCCCACCCAGCGTTCTTCTCCCACAGCGCGGGCATGTAGGGGGCCACGGTGCCATCGTCCCCGATGTTGGCGAGGATTAGCTGCTGGTAGTCCGATGCGGCAAGGGGCACGATTATCTCCTCTTCTGGGGCGGACTGGCTGGGGTGCGCGGTTGTTGGGGCGGCTGCGGTAGCGGTTCGTCGTCAAATACGTCCTCCTCAACCTCAGACGGCTTTGCATCTTCCTTGGGCGCGGGGGGTGGTACTTGAGCGCCAATGGCGAGGGCCTCGTTTTGGGCTTGCAGCTCGGCAATACGCGCCGTATTCTCAGCCATGACCTTGGCCCTATCCTCGTCGGTCTGGGCCAACTGGGCCTCGGTGGGCAGAAGGGTGGGGTCGGTGATGACCGCACCACCAAATAGCACGGAACCACCGGAGCTTATCACTTCCACCATTTCGTCGTGGGTGAGCCTACCGGATTTGTCTGGCATTGTTTTGCTCCTTCATGGGTTGTAGGTTTCTTTCCCCGGGTGCCCGGAAGCCAGCGCGAGCCAACTTCCGGGCTATAGGAGGTTAGATGTTAGCGATTTAGAACGGTACGCCCGGAGCAATCGGGTCGACCACAGTACCAACCCTGAGGCAGGCGTTGTACTGCAAGAGGTTCTTGCGCGGGAAGCCTCGCTGGACGCCCCAAACGGTGATGTTCGGGGGGTTCAGGTTCTCAGGGAACGTGGTATAGCCGACGGGTCCATAGGAAGGTCCGCCCCCGATAGGCTCGCCAGCCCAACTTGCGACGATACTCTCCGTCACGACCCCGTTCGCCCAGTCGGCGGCATTGCGGTCGTTGTCGAAGCCGCTGCTCGTCAGGATGACGGCGTTGAGGTCGAGGATGGGCGCATAGTACCACTGGCCGCGGCTATCCTGCGAGGCGTAGCGGGCGTCGTACAGCTCGATGGGCATACCGATGACTGCTTCCGCAATCTGCTGCTGCTGTTGCAGGTTGGACATGGGCAACGGCGTGTAGCCGCCCATCAGGAGGATAGGCGGGAGTATCTTAGCCTTGTTCTGGAACTCAGTTGTGGCAATCATGAGGCGGAACGCTCCCGTGCTCATGGTCACGCGGTTGTACTCGACGCCGTACCGGGTGCGTCCCACCAAGCGTGCGTTATAGAGGTCGTCCACGGGCGTCGCGGAGGCCGCGGTGGCCCAAGGTACAGCGGTGGTAATCTTGAGGTCCGAAGGCATACCCCAGGTGACATTGGTGAGGTTGATACCCAGGCGCGAGTAGTTGAAGCCGTCCATGAGCATACCGGCCAAGAGTATCTCCTTGCGCTGGCGGATGCCCGTAAGGACGTTCGACATCATGCGGGCGACGGAGGAGTTGAAGCCGTCGTTGTCCACGGCAGACGAGGCACCGTTAGCCTGTATCTGGTAGAGCTGCTTTATCATGCTCTGGGTCAGGTAAGCCCCAATCTTGAGGTTGGGGATGTTGACCGTTTCATACTGGAACTTCCCGGCAGAATAGGTGACGGCCCTGCTGTCGTCGGCAACCAGGTCGGCTACCTGGATATAGCCGATGAAACGCGCCATGATTTCGCCATCCTCTGCGGGGGTCTCCGGTATCCTACCGGAGAAGATGAGGTTTCCTGGGAGCAGGCGGGGGTCGAGGAGACCCTGCAAAATCCCATTTATCCTGGTATTGGTTAGTGGGTTATAACCTGTGGGCATTGCATGTCTCCTTTACATATCCGCGTAGTGGATGTCGGGGTAGGCGGTCTCAAAGGCGGCGACGGTGGGTCCCGCTGCCAGAGAAGCCGCGCCGGAGCTAACGAGGAGCCTGTCTCTCCAGACCACCCCACCGTCAAAGACGCCGGGGTTATCGGCGTTGGGGAGGCCGAAACCGATGGTGGGAAACTGGGTGAGGGTTTCGTTGAGGATGTAGGTGAAGCCCCTGACGAGGTTCTGGCGTCCATCGCCCGCGGCACTATCGAAGGGTCCATAGAGGCCGTTACCCGTACCGGCTGTGGTCGAGGCGAGGGTGGACGAGGGCGTGGTGCCGCCCGAGAAGGTGTTGGACACGTTTGTGAGGAGTGGAACGTTGCCGAGCGCCCTATTGAACGTCATGGTGTAGACGTAGGGTGCACCGGCGGTGCCCGAGCCCGTGCGGACGACGGACACGCCGCCGACGCCGATGGAAGGGACCGCTACGAGGGCGTTGGTGAAATCCTGGGCGGAAGCGGTGGCGGAGATGGGGGCAACCTGGTAGGCGGTGTTGAGCGCCCCAAAAGCGGGCACGGAGATGATTGCGGAGCCACCCGTGGGGCCACCGGTCCAGGTGGCGGTCTGCACGGCGGAGTTACCTGATATGCAGAGTATCTGACCGAAGCGGAGGAACTTCTGCCCGGCCTTGACCAGAGTGCCGTCGGGCAGGAGCGTGTCCGAGCCCACCGCGGCTACGAGGGACCAATCGAGGGTAAGGCCGCCCGGCTTCCATTCGGTATCCTCGATGTCTGTGGCGAGGACCGTGACTGGGTAGCCGGAGGTGCCAAGGCTTTGTCGTCCGTATGGCATCGTATTTCTCCTTTACTTTCCGTTGCTGTGGGCGGTCGGGTGGTTATTTCCGTTCGCCTCGGCATACTTGCGACCTATTTCCACTCCCTCGTCGTAGGGCGTTTTCTGGCTGGACGCGCCGCCGGAGAGGACCATGGAGCCTTGCGGCAGCTCAGAAATGGGTGTGCGCATGAGGAGGGAGTGCTGGGGTAGGGCGGTCATGAAAGCCTTGGTCACCTCGGCGCGGCTGAACTGGACCGAAGTACCGTCGCTCTTGGCGAAGGTAGCCTTTTCCGGGCTCCGCTCATCGTCGGCCATGTCGAGGGCCAGCTTGAAGATGGCGACCTCGCGCTGGGCTGGAAGGAGGCGGGCGTCGCGGATGAGGGCGTCCACGAAATTGGTTGCTTCCTGCTGGCGGCGGTCGGCGGCGAACTGGGCGACCTGAGCCTTCAAGTTTGCAATCTCGGCGGCGGCGAAATCCGCGCTGGTCTGGGCTTGGCTCGCGGTGGGCGGTGGAGATGCGGAAGCGCCGAGTTGCGAAAGCTCCTCAAGGGTGATGCCTTCTTTCTCCTCCTCGGGCAGGGCCGTGAACCACGACTTTACCTTTTCAGCTAGTGTCATCTTTTTCTCCTTTGCTATGTGGTTGGCATGCATATCGGCTTGGTTTGTCAGGCAGGTAGCACCCTGCTTTGAGGCGAGGTCATGGATGATTTGGAGGTCAGCCATATCCGCCTGGGAGTGTCTACTGCCCGCCAGGCCAACCGAGTTGGCAAAGCTGGATAGCATGGCAGCGTCCGAAACCCTGGGGTCAACCACCAGGGCCAGCTTCTCTAGTGTTTTGTTGGCCGTATCCCACTGGGTACTTACCTTGACGGGACCCGAGCCAATCACGTCATCGAGCCACTGTGGGATGGCGATGGTCCCATCCACGGTGCGACCCTCATCGTGGCTCTCGACGTGGAAGAGGTTGCCGAGCTTACCGTCGAATAGGGTAGGACGGTGCTCCACGTCGATGGGCACGACCTCGAAATCATCGAGGGCAGCGAGCACCTCCTCGGGCGTGATGGCGAAGTTCTTGTCGGGGTAGTCGCCAGCCTCAAATATCTTGCCCTTACGCAGGACGTAACCGGGGTAGGTCTGCGACGGGATGCGCTCTCCTATGGCGAACTGGGCTACCTCCGCCAGGTCGGGCTCGTACTCGTTGGAAGCAGCCGCGCTGGGCAGCTCCCAGCCCTGGGAGGAGTAGAGCCTTTTCAGCTTGGCGATAGCCTCGCTCTTGTTCGGCCCCTGGTAAGTGTTACCTCTGTAGCCTTTGTGGAGCGCAGCCCAGGCGGCACCGGCCAGGCGTCTATCGGGCTTGCCGTTGCGCTTGACGGGTAGATGCCAGGTGGAAGGTTTGTCGGGGTCCTCGACCACCAAATAGTCGGAGGGTTTGCCCGCAAAAAGAGCCTCGGACATAGCAATGGGCCATCCTTCGCGGCAGAGCGCCGAAGAGAACGGCCCAACGAGCGGGCACTACTGTGCGGATTATATCACGCACCAAACGCTATCGCGGAAATCTCTCGCGCTATGGGCGCGGAAACCTGTTGAAGTGGTTGCAGTTGACGTATTTGCTGCCGCGCTTGTAGCGTTTGTGGCATTGGATGAAAACGACCGTGTATGGTCCTTGGGGCATGTGCCCTCGCGTTATGGGAGCGCCGCAAAGCTCGCACCGTTCGCAATCGGTTTGCTGCGCCCCATATAGTAAGGTAGTTAGGTTGGTTGTTTGGTTTTCCGGTATGTCGAGCATCACGACCCCCTTACGAGCATCACGACCCCCTCACGAGCCTCACGAGCCTCACGAGCCTCACGAGCCTCACGAGCCTCTTGACGACCCAGCCGCGCCGGAGCCTCGTCCTCCACCCGGAGAGCCTCGTAATCCTCCCGCGCTCGCGCCCTGCACTCCGGCGGCTGGCATGGGCGGTCTGGGCCCAGCCCCGCTCTCCGGGCTTGGGGGTGCGCCGGGAGCGGGGAACGTCGGAGGCGGCGGCTGGGGAGCCGTTGCGGCCTCAAGGTCGGACTGCCGCTTCGCTTCGAGTATCTTCTGGTCGGTTTCCCATTCGTCCTCGTTCACGGGCGGGAAGTCGAGCGTGCGCCAGAGGCCCGGCCACTGCGACGGGTGGACGCCACCGGCCAGGGCGAGCGCGGCGAGCGAGTTCATCATGGCGGGCTTATCCTGGCGCTCGGTATCTCCCAACGAGACAATCGGCACCAGCGTATCGGCCTCTTCCTGCCCGAAATTGTAGAGGACCAGGGGCTTCAAAATCTCGTTTTGGATGCACCACGTCATGATGGAGCGAAGGAAGGCTATCAGGATGCCGAATACGTCCTGGTGAACGGTGGAGGCGGCGCGGGCCATGTGCTGCGCCTCCTCGGTCGTCAACGTCTGCATGAGGATGCCTTTGGCGATTTGGCGGTCCTCCAGCTCGAAGCTGTCGAACAAAACCTTACCCTCGCTCTTGGCCTCCAGCATGGCGATTTCGGTGTCGATGACGGAGGCGACGGCACCACTCTTGATTTGGGAGAGGGCTTCGGTGACGGCGGACACGATGCTCTTGTACGAGGTGATGTTACCGGCGGCGTCTTTTACGGGGATGTCTTTGGCATCTTTGCTGATATTGGCCCAAATTGAGGGCTGGGCGAAGCGAGCGACGTATGCCATATGCTGCGGTATGAGTTGCTGCTTCTTCCACCACGCGGTGTAGACGCCTTTCAGGTGGGAGGTACCTCTCGGGTCGTTGTTGCGGGGTTTGTGGGTCGGTATGACGAACTTGGCGCGAGGCAGGACGAAATCGGGGAGCACGTCCATCACCTGCGACACCTCGGCGGAGCCGGGCAGTATGTTGGGGAACATGCCGAACTGCGGTAGCGCCTGGCCGGGCCTCACGTAGACGAGCCCCAGGACGTGCGAGAAGCCGTCGATGATGAAGGCGAGGGCGTGTTGGTCCTTGCACACGATGTCGGAGAGGACGATTTGGGGTCCGGCCCCGGGCGTCACGTTCTCCGCCATGTCATACTCCATTTCTGCGGCTTTATGGCCCATTTTGAGCATGCCGTCGACCAGCTCGTAGAGGACCGAGGCCATCGGGTGGCGCAGGTTCTTGAGGTTCCAGTTGCAAAAATCCACTATTTTTGCTGCTTGTTTGTACTGCGGGTCGTCGGACGACACGGGCGGGAAGAGCGATAAGCCCTGAGCCAACACTGCGGTGACCAGGATGGAGAGGGTCGAATAAACCTGGGGGTCGCGCTGCATGTCCTCGTCGTAGAGGCGCGTGCCGAAATCGCGCTGCAAGTCGTCGGTGGGTGTCGGGAGCTGGCGTATGTAGCCGAGGCCCATCCAGGGGGTGTAGGTGGAGCCCAGCGAGGCTACGTAGCTCTCCAGCAGGTCCGCATGCGCCCGTATGGTAGTGACTTTCTGGTTCGCCTGGGGCGTGTCGATGACCGACGTGACGGTCAGCTCGCCTCCCTGGTCAGAGGCGGCGACTGTGGCCGTTTGGGTACCTATTTGTACTTCGGAGTTCTCTGGCATAGAGTGTGCAGGTTATCTTGGGTTAGCGCGGTCCGTACCTCAGGCCGGGTACGGCGCGATGAAGGTCCGCCTGGCTCTGGCTGCTCAATGGCGAGGGGCCCCCAAAGGTAGAAAAGGGCCTCCCTCCTTCGCGTTCCGCGCCGTCACCGTCCATGCCAATGCTTATATCCGAAAACGCGACCGCCTGGGGGATTGCGGGCGCAGGGCCGCGCAAATGGGCGTGCAGAGCTAGCGCCCGGGCGATTACGGTGTCGTCGTGCATACCCTGGGGGGCCGAGTATTGGACGGTGCCCGTAATGCGCGATATTTTGGCCTCGTAAGCCTCAAGCTCCCCGGTCGCCACGGGCACGTCGCGCCACCTCGTTTCGTTCCGTTCGAGGGAGAGGGCGAAAGCCCGGATGATTTGGCCCTTGCTCTGCATGGTCGTCTTGAACGCCTCGATGGGCACGCCCTCCAATGAGAGGGCTTCGAGGTTGGGCATACCGATGGCGTTCTCCTCCGCCATGACGTGTTGGACGTGCCAGAGGCGCACCGTTTCGATGACGCGCTCCCGCTGGACGACCCACTCCGTTTGGTTGAACCTATCGAGGTCCAGCTCGATGCAACAGGTTGAACAGAAGGTGCTGAGAGCCGTATAGTCTCTTACCATGCCCCAGTCGACGCCCATGACGACGTAGTGCTGGGCGTGCTCTTCGGGTATGGGGAAATCGGGGGCGGTCATGCAGCCGATGATGTTGCGAAAGACCGCCCCTTCCCCTGCCAAAAACTCGGCAAGTATCTCCTGGCGGTACGCCTCGTCGGTCAGCTCCCGCGTAATCTCTTGCAGGGCGTCTTTGGAGAGGTGAGGGTTGTCGTGGCTAGTGAAGTGGAAAGCCTCCCAACGGCCTGTCTCGTCCCCGATAGCTCTCTGGTACAAACCGTGGAACCAGTTGCGACGGCGGGGGGTAGATAGAAACCAGCAATCGCCGTCATTGTCCAGAAGCATGGGGGCACCAACCTCGTTCCACGCATTAGGATTGAGCATGGCGCACTCGTCCAGGATGAGGAAGTCGGCATAATCGCCTCGCAGTGTATCGGCGTCGGATGCGGTCTTGACCTTGATGCGCCCGCCCGTCAGGGAGAAGAGTAAGATGCGTTTGGTCTCGTTTTTCTCGATGTGCCCCGCCGTGATGAAGGGTTCGAGCCACTCTTTGCACTTCTCCCAAAAGGTATCGGCTTGCTCCTGGGTTGTCGAGGCAAGCAGGACGCGCCGCCCCTCACACATCTTGAGGACCGCAACGCGGGCCCCCTCGGTCGTCTTACCGGCGCGTCTGCCGCAGCATATGACCTTACGCTTGGCGGGCGAGCGTTCGATGAGGCGCTGCTTGTCGTGGGGGATGGGGAGGCGCTTATAGATGGCCTCGGCCAGTCTCCCCTTGGCGAATTGGGTTCGGTACTTGGCGCGGGCCATGACGATTTGCGCAACGACCGCCGGGTCCTGGTAGCCCGATGAAGGGGGCGCAATATTCCTGCGCCTATCGGGGGCCGCCGGGAATGGCGGCAACGATGGCAACGAGGGCGGCCCATCGGTAGGAGTAGTGGGTGGGGGCGGGGAGCGTGGGGACGGGGGCGCTACCTCCTCCAGCGCGGGCTCGGGCTTAGGCGCGCGCCTTCGGGGCGGACCCTTGACGGGGGGCCTCCCGGGCTGAGAGCGCATATAGCGGGTCTGGACGCTCATACTTTAGCGCCTCTGCATACCCTGGTCGAAGTCGGCAAGGATGGCGGCGACGGTGGCTGCGTCGTTCCCCTCACCCTCGGCCCACAGTTGCAACTTGTTGCGTTGCTCCTGCACAGCGACGGTGTGGTTGACGCTCTCGCGGTACTTCTCGGGCTTGTTCGCCTTCAAGAGGAAGATGAGGAGTTGGTCCGAATATTCCACGGTTACGTCCTCGCCCACCTGCCGCCCGTTGAAGTAAATGGCTTTCTTCTTGACGACGCCATCGCGGGCTCGGTTCCAGGCGGCGGTCTCCAGCAGTTCGACCGCGTTCTCTTGGGCCTCTCGCATGCGTTCTGCGAACTGGGCGTCGACCGCTCTCCTGCGCCTGACCGTCTTTGGGGTGATGAGCGCCCGCTGCGCCGATACCGGGACGGAGCCGGTCCGCTCGTATGAGGTGATGAAGGCGTCCTCCCAACCCGTTTCCATGTGGTAGATGCGCCCATCGGTCCCCTCAAACTCGATTGTGGGGTAGTTAGGCTTACCCGGATTTGAGGACGCGTATCCCGAATTGGTGCCACCCATTAGTGACCCTCCTTCCTATCTATAAGCTGGACGGGGCTTATGCCCTCGGCCTCCGCTCTCCTGAGGGCCAGCTCGCAGTAGGCGGGCGAGTTATCGACGCCGTAGCAACGGCGGGCCGTGCGGTGGGCCGCCACGATTGAGGTGCCAGAGCCTAGGAATGGGTCGACCCACAAGTCTCCACTATC